TCATAAGAATAGGCGAGCCAATTGTTACTAACTCCACCGGCAACCCATATTGGCGTAAAAGGAACAACAGAACCACTAGAACCACTAAAAGAACCAGATATAATATAATATCCGACCAATAAACCATTGTTAAAATCCATTCTCAATTGCGCCGGAGTTACATTAGGAATAACTTGTCCAACATTGGTAAGAATTCCATTTATAAAAGTATATGCTCTGGCACTAGAAGAAGGATTATTTAAACTACTACCAGAAGTGCTTGTTAATAATCCATTGATAAAATTTAGTATTTTAGTCATAATTTTTTATAAAACAAATGTACCGGAAATGCCCATACCATAATTCATATTGGAATCCATTGTAGTTATTGTTCCAAATAAATCTATGCGATTTGTTGCTGAAATATCTCCAATACGAACATCATTGCCCACCAATTGAGAATTTATAGTTGTAATTAATAAATAATTAGCGCCAACTCCTATTGATATGGAATCATCAGCTTGTATTGTTGACTTACCAACAATATTAGAACCCATCCATACTCCAGGCCAATAAATATTACAACCATAAATATCAATAGCACTTAAAACTCCTGTAATAATTGTATCTGCATTTACACTGCCTATTTGATTATATTGTACAAGACCTTGTAAATTATCAGCATAAATATTTCCATGAAACCATGCTTCACTGCCATCAATTTCTAACATTCCTAAACGAATTCGTCCATCTCCGTATATATAATTGCCTTGGTCATCATATAAACCATAGCTATCAATATTCCATGCGCCGATTTTACCCGAAGTAGCTTCAATTTTACCCGAAAAATATCCAGAAGCACCGGATAATTCTCCTAAGAAAACAATATTTCCTTGATCATCTGCATAAAATTGATTTACATAACTACCAGAAGTATCTCTTTTTGATATAGCAATCCCGATTTCAGGATCAATAAGAATTTTGCTATTACCATCAGAACGAGTTAAAGTAAAAGAAGCATCTATAAGAGTAGCTCCTGCTCCATCAAGAGTAAAAGTATTATTCTCGTTTGTAATGGTTAGTTGATTACCAGCCAAAAGTGTACCAAAAACTGAATCAGCAACAAGACCATACATTGTTCCACCGGTTGGTGTTGTAATTTCTCCAAGAGCAAGTTTTGCACTATCCCAATTATCATCAGTAAATACCAATAAGTTATTTATCATCCATAATTGATTAGGATCATAAATACCAGTACTAATAAATTTCCTGCCGCGAAGACCATTAGAATCTATTAGAAATTCCTGATTCGTGGCGCTAATAACTTTATTTTTACTAGCATCCAAAGCACTAGTCATAAAGAGAGATACATCATCTTGATAATTATTTTGGAAGTTACTCCAGATTTCGGAATTAAAAGTAGCAGTTAAACCAGCATTTGTAGTTTGATTAAATAAATCCCCATATTCAAAAGCGGCATCATCCATGCGAAGTCTGTTACTAAATACAAGTTTAAAAGCAGTAGCGTCGTCGTAATTATATTCTATTGACAAAAGGGCCGGATAAGTATATACTCCTTCACTCAGTTCTATGGTGACAACACATCCCAAGGCTAGTTGGTCGATAAATGTTTGAAATTCTTTTAAGAAAACGAAATTTACACCAGACACATCAAAAGTGTATCTAGGTTGCGATACTTTGTCAAGAATAAGCAGTGATTGGTTATAAAGAGTCTGTGCCATGTCCTGCACTTCCACAGGCGTCATAATATCCGTAATGATGAAATTTGGATTGGTGTACGTGGAACCCATTATAAAATGACTCAGTTCTATTTGTTCTTCTGGCGTAAAGTTAGTATCAAAACTCAAATCAGTATTGATCGCTTGCAGTTGTGTCTGAACACCATCAATTTGAAGTTGTTTAGCATCGATTTCAGATTGTTTAGATTGAATGGAGGTTGTTCCTGCTTTAACGGGTACATTTGCCATCCACATTAAAGTATCATTTGTATAATTAGACTGTATAGTAACTTTTTGTACTTCCTGAGCTAATGTCAACGCTGCCTGTAAGCCTACTAAATCAGATTTTAAAGTAAGTAATTCCATATTATATTCTCTAAGTAAAGTTAATAAATTTGCATAAATTGGCTGATCAACTAGAATTTTTGCATTCCATATATTTATAACATCAATTAAAGATTGGGTCATCCATTCTGTGTTTAAATAATATTGGAAATTATACACCGAATTAGTTCCAAGCGGATTCACTAAATTTATGCTCAAAGGAGAACTTCCGTAAACTCCCAAGGCAGTGACAAGTTCATCTGTGTTTTCTTTGATATTTGTATTCTCTATGAGATTATCATATGAAAGAAAAATATCCGTAGTGATAGTTGCAGTAGTAGACGTATATGCAGAAATTGTTTTATTTAAACTATCAAATACAAAAACCGCCTGAAAAGTATTCGCGACCTCATTAACCAAAAAAGAATAAATCGTTTTGTCTACAATATCAAAAGTACGCCAAAGAGTTGTTAGAGGGGTATCTATATGCCCTATTGACCAATCTGGCAAATAAGTCAACATAATTCCCAACAATGTTCCCGAAGGGGTGATGGGATTATAAAAAGCGTAGGTTCCTTTAAAAATTGATAAATGTTTAAAATTTAATTCAACTTCTATAGATTGCGCTACAATTTTTTTTTCCTCCAAAACTCCATTGTTTTCTATAATAATTTGAGTTATCATAAAATTTCCAATGTTTTCCACTAAAATAACTCTACGATAATCCAAACTATCATAAAAATCACAGAAAATACCATTTACGATGGCTGGACAAGTAAAAGATATTTCCGAAAGACTATTGTATCGTAATTTTACTTGTCTGTCATATATGCTTCCAATATTGTAAAGCACATCCCCATTAGGATTTAAAAGTGAAAAATTAGGAGTTTCAAATTTAGAAAAATGATCAAAATTAAATAATGTCATTTACGCTCCTATTTTTCTTGCGAAGATTGAACTCATTGAAAAATTTACTAGCCCCCCCGCTAAAGTTAAACTATTTTCGTCAGGAAGAAGTCGAAAGAATTTTTTATTAAAAAGACCCATACGTTTAAGTCCCGTACTCGAAGTAATCGTTTGCCTGTCGCAATCTAAGGCAATTGTTTCACCAGAACTAATCCCAGTAAATTCACATACTCTATTGTCATCAGACAGGTTCGTTAAGGAAAAGGAAGTTCCTATTCCACTAGTCGTAAACGATATGGCAGGATACAAATAGTCATCATGATTCGAGGTATTATAATAATTAAAATTTTCAGATACAATGGCTGAACCACTATAAGATTTATTTAATATATCTGGAGGGGAAAACCCAAACGGGGCATCACAAATTCCGTGAATAGTAATTGATCTCTGGATGTTGCCCATATATTGATTGGTGGCCTCAATAAACTGAATATTGAATGTCACATCATCTATGTCTGATTGTAAAATTTGTAACGGAAGATAATCTGCTTTTCCCAGCAACCAACTTTCTATGCTTGCACGACTTTTCCCGTCTATTGGTAATTCTGACCCCAGCACAATATCCATCTCTAACGGGGTATTTATAGTTCTCCCAAAATAATAAGGGCGAGATTTTCTATATATCCATTTTTGAATTTGTGTAGATTTACTCCCTGCTTGACCATTTGTTTTTCCACTTTCGAAACCTATTATCCGTAAACCAAATGTGCTTGAAGGCACATTATTAAATATAATTTCTGAGCCATAGAAACTACTCAATATTTTCCTCCTCTTTTGAATTTAAATAGTTATGAAAGAAGAAAGATTTTAATCCATCTCCCACAGGGCATCTATTTCTTCTTGAACAATAAGGTTTAATTTAGCTTTCCACCCATAAAGTTCTAGAGCTATCATATTATAGGCAAGAGCAGCCTCTGTTTCATATTTAAAATTTCCTATAAATAAACTTTTTTTATTATATCCGATATATACCATCCAATTGTTTCTTTTTTTATCTTTTGTTACACCGTGATACTGACTAGAAGGATTTTTAGCCTTTTTCATTCCTAATAAAGTAGTAGATATACTATTTTTAGTTTTTTCGGAACGATGAATTCCTAAAGAATTTTTATTTCCCATTTGGCCTTTGGACATTCTTTCTTTTGATTCATCAGTGCATTTCTTATCTTTATTTCCTTTTGAAATCTTATCTCTCGTTTCTTGAGAATGTTTTCTTCCTTCTCTTCCCATTAATGATTTTGATATTTTTGATTTGGTTTCATCCGATGTAGTTTTACCAAAATTTGGATTATTTTCTCCGCTTTGTGATTTAGACATTTTCTGTCTTGTTTGTTCAGAATAAACACATCCATTTATCCCCTCTTGCCCAAATGTCAAATTATACCCTCTTCCAAACTGAATGTGACTATTATAATATACTATCCAATAAGTTTCCATTAATATCAAAACTTCTGAATTATTATTATCTATTTCTTGAACAATCCAAAATTTAAAATTTTCTTCTCCATGTATATTATAAGAATTTTGTAAATAATCATTACCATGCTTATTATTTTTTAACAACCATCTATGATCTTTCCACCTACTATCCATATTAATACTTTTACCAATATATTTTTTACCATCCAAAATATTTTCTATGCAATATACCCCACTAATCTTATTCACACCCTGTCTCCTTATCACCCTGAAAAATATTAATAGGAGAAGATGCAGGGTCATCTTGTCGATGGGTAATTAAGCCACCTATCTCCTACTTTTTAAATATACCACCACCTATGGTGGTCATAATTATTTTAACCCCCACACGTACTATGTAACATAAAAGAATTGTTTTATTTTGTTATGATTTGTTGTATTTTGTTAAAGGCTATACGAAAAAGTATCTCTGCGAATTCCACGATTTTTCATAGCGGTATTAAGAGTTTCCAAAATTGCTTCCTTAAGATTTGGGAGGATTTCTTTATCCAAGTTTCCGGCTACATTAATTTCAATCGACGCATTAATGTCACCATTTCCCTTATTCGCTACAGTAAATAATTTAGGCAATACAGTCTGCAAAAAATTAGACGCCTGACCTTCAGTGACCACAATTTCTCCAAGAACTAGTTTTGAAAAGATTTCGCTTTCTGCCAATTTAGGCATACCGCCCACTACGCCCCCTTCATGAAAAGTACCAGGAGGAGGAGAAGAATTATATTTCCACCAAGGAGTAGAAGCGGGAACATATTTAGCAGCATTATTATAATTTTGAAGTGCATTAAAAGCTTGATTCCATTTCGTTATAACATCATCTTGGATAGACGTACCATATTTCTTGTTCCACGCAAGAAGTTTCTGATAAAAATCATTCGATCTCTTATCCAATAATGCCATTGCATCTGCATTTAATTTTCCAGTTGTTTTTAAGTAATCATCAAGTGCTTTTTGTTTGGCTTTATTATTGGCTTCAAAATCTTTTAATTCTTTATCCAATAATTTTTGTTTAGCTTTAGTGTTATCAGCCATAGCTTGATATTGTGCATCTAATGCGGCTTTTTGATATTTGGCTGTTTCATCTATTGCCCTCTGTTGCATTTTATTGCTTTCTTCAAAGTTAGTATATATTTTATCTAAAGCGTTTATTTGATTATCAACACTGTTATCATTTTGTATTTTGTCTAATTCTTTAATCTTGCCAACTTTATCGCTTTCAAGTTGTAAACGTTTAGCTTTGGCTTCTTCACTATTGTCAAATTGCAATGCAAAAAGTTGATTTTCAATATCCGAGATTTCTTTATTTTTTCCTGCCACTTGATCTTGAAAATCTGCTTCTCGTTGTTTTTGAAGTATAAGCTCTTTTTCAGCATCAATCAGTCTTCTATAACCATCTAATTCATCTTGTAAATGTTGCTTTTGTTTAGAAGCACGATCATCAATTAATTGCTTCTGCTTATCAATATTAGATTTAAAATTATCCAAACGATCTTGCAAAGCCTGTTTCTCAGCATCGATATTATCTTTAAAGGCAGAAAGTTCATCCTGTAATGCTTGTTTTCTAGCTTCTGTTTCTTGTTTTATCATATCGATGGTATCTTTTAATAAATCTTGATATGCTTTTTCTTGTTCTTGCGCTGAAATCCCGCCACTTAATATTTGTTGTCTATAGGTCTCTAAAATTGGAATTAAATCGCTAGTGGCATCAGTTAATTGTAAGGCAAGTATTAACTGTTCTACTTCAGCAGCCATATATTTCTTTAGTGCTTCAGTATTTAATTTATACTGATCACCCTCCATAGTTATCCACTTTAAATAATCTTTTGGATATGCTTTTTGAAGTTCTTCAACTTGGGATATTGTTATTTCCCCATTTTTTTGCATATCATCCATTATTTTTAATAATGAATCATCTTGAGAAGTTAATTTACTAAGATCAAAATTTTGTAAAAGGTCTTGAGCTTTTTTAAGAGCTTCATTTGTTTTATCCAAACCTTGACTTAATCTTCTCACACTCTCAGGAACACCAGATTCAAATGCGCCCCTCATTGAAAAAGATAATTCATCGTATTTTAATTTTGCCTGTTGAACAATAATTGCTTGTTCAGCAATTTTACCATTTAAATCACTTATTATAGAATATATGCGACTATCCGGTGTTGTAACCCCAGAACCTTTTGCTAATTTTACCAGTATTTGCTGTTCATCATTTAATAATTTTAATTTTTTTGCTTGCTGTTCATATAAATCAGCAGCAGCTTTTATCTCTTCTGGTTTTTTTAATTCTAACAATTGTCTATCTAAGTCTAATTCTTTTTGTTTTAAATCAACCAATGTTTGTAGTTGGATATTATTATCAAGAATAAAATTACCTTGATCATCGTAATCACCATTTATTTCTGGCATAAGTGTTTTAAGTTGATTTTGAATATCTGTCCAACGTTCTTGTTCATCATTACTTTTGCTAGTATTATTTTTTAATTTATCAAAGTCTTCAGACAGACCTTTAATTGTAGATACAACATCTCTTGCACTAGACACTTTTGAACTTAGATTATCTACGGCATTACTTAAATCATCAAGATTTTTAGTATAACGTTCTATTGAATTATAATATTGATATGTAGCATATCCAATAGCAACTAATGCGCCAAGCAATAAACTAATTCCAGCAGTTGCTACGGCCATCTCAGCGCCAGTTGCCGTAGCCAAACCCGCCAATGCAAGCAAAGCAGTTTTTGCAATACTAATTGAACTTATTAAACTTTGTACGCCAGCGGTAACTTTTGCGAAATTTAGAAGTAAAAATGCACCAGCAACAAGTGATATAATAGGTATTAATCCACCCATAGTTGCACTAAGTTGTAAAATCCATGTACCAGCACTAATTATAGTCTTTATTGTATCGGAATTAAAAGTTTTCATCCATAATTCTTGCCATGTAGCGGTAAATTTATTAGCCGTAGCTTCAAGACCTTGAAGATAAATTTTATAACGCTGAGTTGCTAAACCGGCAGAATCCATTTCAATTCCTTCTGCCTTAGTTACCATTGCCCAATTTTGCATTAATGTTAAAAATTGAGGAACTTGTCGAATCAGACTATTACTATCCCTTTTATGGGATTATGACCTCCTATAAATAAGAGGCGACCAGGTATTTCTACCTGATTCTGCAATTTTACATATTCGCAATATGTTTGCAGTTTAGACTGTATATTCATCTCTGAGAGATGGGTGACTTCAGTATAAATATTACTATCTATACCCCGCAGTCGTTAAGGATTTTTGATAAATTAATTATATATTTTTATAACTCGAAAAAATAATATCTAAATTACGTAAATTATCACTAAATATCTCAATCAACTTTATATTATTATTTTTACATATTTCTCTTTTTTCTTCCATCTTTTTCTTATAATAAGACTTGTTAGGAAGTCCAAAATATTCCACAAATGTTCCGTCGCTTAAAACCCAATCAACTTTTTTCCTAGATTTTGTATCAATATATTTAAAGTAATATTCGTCTTTTTTATAAAATATTTTATTACTTATTAAATAGTCAGTTACAATTGCTTCACAGTTAGACAAACAAACATCTCCATTCTTTGAGAAGCACCTATTTCCATAAAGAGAATCTGTTCTTATTCCAATTAAATCACAAGCATTAGCATATGTTCCAAAATATCTTGTGTATGTAATCGGACTTGGCAAACCATGCTGTGTAAGTTCTCTTCCGCCAGGAGTTCTACCCAATTTCTCGCTCAATTCCATGAGCATATTCAATAAAACCTCTTTGCTTGTATTTTCCCAATCTATATTACTTCTTTTTAAATGCATTTTGGATAACTTTGATTTCACCGAAGAAATTGATCTATCCAGATATTTGCTCAATTCCTCATCATTCAAAACAAGATAATTGTCTCGCAAGTATCTTTCTTCTTTTTCACTATAATTACTTTTTCTTTTTAATCCCAATTTCCTAGCTCTGTTTTGAATAGATGATTTATTATTATTAGACAATAAATCAAACAATTTTTCCCACGGAGAATCATAATAATATATCTCTAATATCTTATCTTTATCCTTATTCCATTGATATTTTGTTTCTCGTCTAAGTCCTATTTTCTCGGCATGATGGCAAATGGATTGCCAACAATTATTCTCTAATAATTGGCAAATTAATTCTTGCGAAGAATTAGAATAATATTTTTTCAATATTTCATATTTATTCTCAGTCCATTTAAAATCATATCTTTTTAAACCTAAAGAGTATGCTACAGTTTTGATAGTTTCCTTAGTGGTTCCTATTTTTTTAACCAATAATTCATAATCCATAGTATAAAAATTATTAATCAAAAACTGTATATTTTCTTTTGTCCAATGAGTATGGCTTCTCCTATATTCTCTATGTATATCCATTTTTCTAGCATATTCACTTATTGTCTTCCATTTTCTATTTAATATTTTACATATATATTCTTCTTCCCCGTTGGGGAAAAATTCTTTCAATAATTGAATTTCTTCGTTTGACCATTTTCCCATATAATTAATAATTTCCTTTATTATAATAATTAATTTATCAAATCTTTCCTAGGTCTAGTCCTTGCGAATAGGATTTTAACCTATATAGTCACCTTCTAAAACTTTCATTATAACATATTAAACCGATTTTGTCAATAGTCTAATGAAAATTCCCATATATTACTATATGTTGTGGCATACCTTTTACCACTTATTGTTCCCGCAATAGCATTTTGCTGTTTCTGATTCAGTGTATCCCATTTTCCCGCCAAGTCGTTAAGTACTTCTCCCATCGGGCGAAAAGTGTTGGCATCCTTCATAATTTCTATACCAACGGCATGTAAGGATACTGCAACTTGATTTATAGTGGTAGTATCATCCTCAAATAGTTTACCTATTTTAATCTGTTCCATGCGTGTGAACATGGTTTTGAAAGACTGCCCAATAGTTTCACTACTGAGTCTCGTAACCGATGATACGGTTCCAATATATGCGGCTAGTTCGTCGTAACTTACCCCAGCTTGGTTTGCGACAGCAGCAGAATATTGCATGGCACTAGCTAATTCTCCAGTACTAGTTGCCATAGAATTATCGAGTGCCAAAAGTTTATCTAAAGAGGGTAACATATCATCTACGGATAATTTAAATCCGTTCATAATCGATGTCATATATTCAGTAGATTGAGCGGCATCAAGATTAGCAAGTTTAGACATCATCATCGAGTCTTTTAAGAGCACGGTTGTCTCTTCTACTGTTTTACCCTGGCGTGCCCATTCTAGGCTGCCCTTAGCAACTTCAAGCGTGTTGGCACCGATTTCTTTCGCCAATGCATTATATTGGATAGCTAAATTTGCTATTTGAGTACCAGAAGCGCCAGTAACAATCTGAATATCGGTCATCGATTTATTTAAATCTTCAATGTATTGTACGGCTTTTCCAATTTCTCTCAAAGAACCATAAATCAAAGTAGTAGCAACCATCCATTGAAAAACTTTTTGTGTATTTTTTTCAATTGTTCTACCAAAACTATCGGTTGCAGATACGGCAGTAGCTGATTGAACTACTTGTTGACGATACGCTGAATTTACATTATCCATCTGTGCTCTATATTGAGCAAGAGGAATCTGACCCTTGGCATACATGTCTTGCAAGGATTCTAGAGCAATTACATTATCTTGTACATCTTGACTATTATATATAATAGGATTCTTAACTTGCATTAAAGACAATTGATTATTTATTTTTTGTATATCTTGAGAAATTTTATCTGCATTTAAACTAACTGGTATTTTTACAGGAGTCTTTAATGATTGTTGATTTAATTGTGCTTGTAATCCCGTAGTATCTAAAACTGCTTGAACAAATATCTTATAATCTGCCAATTCCACCTCCTATCTGAGAAATAATTCTCTAGGGATAATAAAATCTCGTGTTTATACTATCCGATGTTCTTTTTTAAATTATCTTTAAGATTATCTAATTCCAAAAATGTTTTATCTTTTAGCGAGGTATCGTCGTAAACCCGGATCATTTCGCTACTACTCCAGCCACAAATTTCCTGAATTAGGCTGAATGGTAAATTTGCTTTAATTAAATAGGTAGCAAAAAAGTGACGAGTCGCATGGGGGTAAAACGGAATCCCCAAATAATCTTCAATTTTTTTCACCCATCCTCTGATAGTACTTTCTTGCGCTAGTTCTCCATTAGAATTGATAAAAATAGAAGTATGTTTTTGATTATAATCTAACATAATTTTCTCTCGTATTGGCAACCATTTCTGATAATGAGGAACAAAAATATCCTTTATAATATATTTATATAAAAGTTTTCCTGTTTTTGTTCTTCCTTTAGTTTTTATGGGTTTCAAAGTTTCGATAAAAATATTTTGGAATGCCAAATGTTCAATATCAATAATATCTACAGAAAATCTAGATAATTCAGCAAATCTACTTCCAGAAGCAACGGCTAATGCCAGCCAACAAGCAATTTGCGGATCGTTTTCTTCAAAATATTTTAATAACTTATTTACTTGTTCATCGGATAAAACAGTTTTTTCTCTAACAGCATTTTTAGGCATTGATTCCACAGCCCTTAGAACATTATTTCTAAATGTAGGAAATTGGTCGTCCAGAAATTTTTCTATAAAATTAGATAGAGAAGATAAAGTAGACTTACAGCGCGAGAAGCGTGAACTACCCCATTTTAAATCGCCTACCGCGAACGAAAAAAAATCGCTTAGTTCTATTTTTCTCATATCAATAAAAATTTTATTGTTGCAATATAGTAAAACCCAAGTAAAAAATATAATAAGATCAGATTCATAGGATTTTATTGTTCCATCAGAACTGCGAGTATTTTTTTCTTTTAAAAATTGTTTCATTAATTTTAAATTTTCGGGATTAATTTGTGCAGTTAATTCTTCGCTAGTAATAATGTTTTTATATGTTTTTCTGCTCATATGAAATTATTATTTCCATCCTCCCGTTTTGCTTATCATACCTAAAGTTTTCAAGTTCTAATTTTAAATTTTCTCCATTATCATCCAAAAAAACTCTAGATTCAACAAATCCATCGTCAAAAAATTTTGGCCCTAACACAAAGTTGTCAAAATCCCTGCGTCTCTTATCTGTAAAATAAAAAATATAAGTAATCTTTGCCCTAGATAAATTAAGATTATTAATCTTATAATAATATGCCAACCAAATAGCAAATTCTTTATATTTCTGTTTTAGAGAGTTTTGTGCCATTCTCCGCATTGCAATAAAAGAATTCAAACTTGGAGGTATGGCTCTTTCTATAGGAATTACTTTACGCCTTGGATATTTAGCAAAATAATATTCATGATATTTTTTTATCAGTTCATTATCTATAATTAATCTTATTTTCCTCACTAATAAAATTCCTCTTTTATGCTATGCAAAAAAATGAGATAGCGTGCTAGACGCTATCTCACTTCTTTTAAATAATTTAAGCCTTATTTGCTTTATCTGTTTCATGAAACTTTTTTC